GGGTCGTGGCCATTCGTCAGCTCTCCTGCCAGCGGATGTCGTAGGTCTGCGTGATCTGATACGCCGGTGGCATCTCGGCACCACCGAGTGAAACGAAGTCGTCGGATTCGTTCTCCAACGACACCTGATCCACAACCGTATTTTCCGACTGCCCACCGTATCCATCCAGAACCACACGCATGGCGTCTGCCACCTCGCGGGTCTGGTCGTACGTGACGCCGTAGACCTGATACTCCAGGGTGACACGGGGCATGCCCATAGGGTTTCGCAGCGTCTGCTCTCGCTGGATGCCGGTACGCCGCCAGGTGACAAACGGCAGTGACGCCGACGCCGGGGCGAGCACCGGGTAGATGCGTGAACTCACGAGCGACGTGACGGCCGTGCTGCTGACCAGGGCGGTACGCAGGACGGCTTCTGGCGATTTCATAGGCCGAAGTCTCCGTATTTCTTCTGGGTTGCACGGATCGCTGCCGTCAGTGCCTTCCGCATCTCCACGTCCAAGATGCTCTGCATCTGGCTCTGCGTGGACTGAAAGGCCCGCGTCAGCGGCCTACGGGCCGGGCTTCCACGAACAGTGCCGGTGGCGATGAAGTCCACGGGGTAGCGACGTTGCCCAGGCCGGAAGAACGGGCCTCGCGTCTTGAACGACGACAGCACGCCGCTACGGTTGTCGGAAACCTTCTGCCGGGATTCCAGCCTTGTGCGAATTCGGCCGCCCAAAATGACGCGACCGCGCCGAATAGTTTTAGTTTTAAAGCCCGGCGTCCTGGCCTTCGTGCCGTACTCAACAAGGTGCGAGTGGTACGCCCGATTCGGCCCCTTGAGCACTGTGCCGCCGATGAAGGCTGGTGTGGCACCCTTCTGACTCTTGCTGTTCACCGGGCGACGAAAGCCGACCACCACCACACCCACTGGCAGCTTCGCCTTGTTGTTCGTGTACTTCCGCGACACCTGGCTGACGCTCGCCAGCAGGTTGCCAGTGACTTCGCCAAGGGCGGCGACGTTCTTACGCAACGCTTCCTGGCCTGGTTTCGCCGCTTTCTTTAGGGCACGCAGCTGGTACTTCGTGCTGATGTCTCGCGGCAGCTTCTTGAGCTCGGCCGCCACGTCTTCGAGCGGCTCCAGTGCAAACAGGGCTTTCGCCTTCTTGCCTTTGCCCAGTGCCAACTTGATCAGCGGCCTATCGCTGCCGCCGCCGAAGACGTTCGCCATTAGGGAATCGTCTCCTGGCAGATGATCTCGTGCTCGCTGCGGTTGCCACGCTCGAGCAGGCTGACAATCTCCAGCGTCCGGGTCCGCCAGGCGAAACGCATGTTCTGCGTCAGCCCCGGCAGGTAACGCATCCGCACGCGATGCGTTACGCCGATCTCCTGCTGGCCCAGCCCCAGCGACTCACGGGCACTCACACCTTCCACGCTCGCCCACACTGCAGACGAATTGCTCCACGAAAGCACCTGCTCGCCGAGGGCGTTCGTCGTGCCGCTGGCAATCTGAACCGTGACACGCTCGCGGAGCCGGCCGGCGTCGATCATCGGTAAGAGCCCCAGCGTTGCGAGTCGAGCAGGGACTTCACGCCGAACTCGACTTCCTTGGAAATGCTGCCCATCACAACGCCGCTACGGGCACCGTCGTACCAGTGGCCCACCAGCATCAGGATCGCGTGCCGGATCGCCGCCGGCACACTCGTGCCGCTCGCCCCGTACCCGCCCCACCACGTCACGCTGATGGCGTTGTCATCCCGCAGATGCGGCGGCCACGTCTGGCCGTAGAGCGTCTTCACGGTGCCAGGCGTGCCGGCCCGGTCCACGCGGTAGCTCGCCGTCGAGTAGGTGGACGTGGTGCCGTTCTCAAACGTGAACGTCAGAGCCACCGCCGTGGCCGTGCCAGCGGCAGCCATTGGCGGGCGTGGCAGTTCGATGTCGTGCGTCCCGTCCGGCGGGAACGTGTCAAACCGCACCACCCACTGCGTATGCACTAGCGTGCGGTCAAGATACTCTTCGCACCACTCACGGGCCGCAGCGATCAGCGTGCCGATGTAGGTGTCATCGTCGCTGGTATCGACCCGCAGGTGGGCCTTGGCCTCGGCGAGCGTGACGGGCTCAACCGCTGGCGGCGTCGCTCTGGTCAGACTTCGGTACTGCACGGCGTCCTCGTCTCCTGGGCGTGGCGTCTGCCGTCTCGGCGTCGTGCTCGATGGCGGCCGTCTCGATCAGATCCTGCTGCCGGTCTTCGATGGCCACGCCCTGGGCCACCAGCTGCGTCGCCAGCCCGCCCGTCATCTCTACCGACTGCCCCTTGCGGTAGGCACGCCACGCGCGGGTAAATGTGATTTTCTTCACTGGGGGACACTCCATGCAGACTCGGGACGCTTCAGCGTGTTCGTGAACTCTGTGGCCCACTGGAAAACAGGGCTGCTGAGATTCTTACCGGGCCACGTCACCACGTACTCGCCGTGCCCAAGCACGACGCGGGGCGAGACGAAAACGCGATTGCCGCTGGCACGCCACGTCTTCCAGAATGCAATGTCCGAATCCAATCTGCCTTCGCCCCAGCCTCCATTCGGATCGGGATGCTCCCAGAACCACGGCTTCTTGCACCGCTTGAGTGCGGCCGTGCTGATGACAGTCAGCCCGAAGTGGGCCGAGTCCACTTCCTGCACCGGCTCGGCAAACCACGCCTTATCCACCTTGGTGCTGCCGTCTGGCGGCGGGTTGTCCAGCATGCCTTTCAGCGTGAGCATCGGGCGGCCGTCTTCCCGTTTCGTCTGCAGGCCCGTGATGGCGTCGCACTGGAAGGTCATCGCCAGGGCGAAAAGGTGCTCTACGTCTTCCTTGCGAAAAAAACTGTCGTAATCGACAAGCAGCAAATATTCCGCCGAGTCGAGAAACTGCTCCATCAGGCGGGTATTCACCTGGCTCCAGAACGCACCAGTACCCATCGTGGGGCGAATGCCGAGCGGCATCAGTGCTTGAGCCCAGGCGAAATGGTTGGCCGTAAAACTCAACCTGGGCATCGACAGGATGGCTTCCACACGGATGTCAACTTCCGTGCCGCCGACCTTGACCAGCATTGTCAACCTCGCAAACGAGAGCGGGCCGCCCCGGTTTGGAGCGGCCCGCCCAGTTTGCACTTCACGTCAAGCCGTCAGGCTCACGCACCCACCAGGCCGATGATCGGGCCGGCGACGGTGTCGGTGCCCAGGTTGGCGTGCGTAATGGCCACGCGGGCCACCGCACGGATCACGGTCTGATCCGACAGGAAGTTCACCTGATCGCTGGACGCGATCTCGATGGCCTGGCGGATGCCGTAGTAGGAGCTGTTGGCCATGTTGCCGTACAGCGCCATGATGGCACCCGTCGAGTCCGCACCGGCCGGCAGGCGGTCGGTGAGGACCACTTCCGAGCCGAGGAACGTCGGACCCATGCCCTGCGACAGACCCACCGACCCGCCCTGGGCGAGGTCGAGGTTCTGCATGCACGCCGCAAAGAAGAACGGCGAGCAGAACCACTTGGCACCGGCACGGCTGTGCTGCGGAACCCTGGCCATCATGGCCAGCAGATTCGCCTTCGTGACTTCGTCGGGCGTGTCACCGGCAGCCGTCACGAGCGAGGCGGCGTAGGTGGCAGCAGACGCAGCCAGAAGGCCGCCCGTGTAGGTCGTGACGAGCCCGGCAACCGCTGGGGCGTTGCTGGGGTTGCCGCTCCACGCAGCCTCTTCCACGGCGTTGCTGAGCGTCAGGGCGAGCTCGGCAGCGATCCAGTCGGCGATCGACACGATGGAGTCCTGCAGGAGCTCGCTCGCAATCGTCACCGCGCCCGTGACCTTCTTCGCAGTCAGAGTCACCTGATTGGAAGTGGGGTCGCTGGCAGTGATGGCAGCGTTCTCGTTGATCCAGTACGCCGTGGCACCAGCCGTGCGGCGCGGGAACAGGAGAACGTCGCTCGGCATCACCACGTTGGTGGCGTTCTGAGCGAAGGCCGAATACTGGTCCACCAGCCGGATGACGGTCGAGGAGAGAACGTCGGGCACGAAGGCCGCACCCGTGGTGCTGCCGGTCGAACCCTGGGCGCGAGACTCGATGCCGTGGTCCTGGCACCACCGCTTGGCCTCGGCGTCGCCGCTCTTGGCCTTGAACCACATGCCCACCGAGTACGCGTCCTTGGCGTTCTCGAACGCACGGAGCCGACCCGAGAACGGAACCGCTTCGATGCGGACCTTCTCGCTCCGCTCCTCGGTGGCCTCGGGGGCCGGCGAGCAGCGATCAACCACGCTGCGGAGATTCTTCGCCGACTCGGCGACCGACTTCTCGAAGTCGATCTTCTTGGCGAGCTTGCCGGCGTCGGCCGTCAGCGTCTCAAGTTCGAGGTCACGCTCGGCGATCTTGTCCGCGTCGCCTTCGATGGCCCGCACGGCGTCGATCCGGTTGGCGAGGGCAACGGCCTCGTCCTGCAGCTTCTTGAGGTTGTCCACTGTGTGATGTCTCCGCCGGCGGTATTGCCGATGAAGTCCACAGTCGCACTAGCGGGTATCCCTCTTGCAGAACCGCACTTCAGAAAGTGTTGTTTTCACAAACACCACGCCACGAGCACCGCATCGCGGGCAGCGTAGATACCGCTGCCGCTCGTCACCGCATGGGCGGCTGGAACGGCACCGGAGTTTTTCGCCGCAGATGCAGCGGGCGTCAGCCATTTCTCAACCTCAGAGAAGCAGCCCAGGCGGCGGCGACGCCCCGCAGGGCCGAACGCGAACGATCCGCCTGGGCCGCAGGCTCGGGCGTGGGCTCGGTCTGCGATGCCAGCCACGCTTCATAGGAACGCATGGCGACGCCGGCCGACGTTGACGGGTACGCGGGCACCAGAACCGGGCCAACGTCGTACAGCCCGCTCACCTCGCGGATCTGCCGCACTGCCTTGCCGTCTTCACCGGTGCGGAACGATTCGTTCTTCGGGTCCACCGTGAAGGCGAACGACGAGCCACGCACGTCTCGCCGCTGGATGAGCTCGAGCACGTCGGCCCGGCTCACGGGCGGCGTCACCACGTACCGCAGCCCCTTCTCGTCAGACGAGAGTTCCAGCGTGCCGGAAGATGTGCGACCGAGGACGATGTTGCTGTCGTGGTTGAACAGGGCCACCACGTCGCCCTTGCCTCGCTGGCGGCTCAGGATCTTGTCGAACGCGCCCGGCAGGATCTCCTCTTTGAACCCGCCAAGGTCAAGCGAAAGACGGTTGTAGACGGCGGCGTAGC